GAGGATGAAGAAATAAATAAAAAAAAAATAATAAATACAGCAGATAATGTTTCTGAACAAATAATTACTAAAAACACTAGAGGTAAAAAAATACAAAAAATAGATCCTAATAATTTAAATAATATAATTAAAATTTATGATTCTATAGGAAATTTATTAAGAAGTCCTGAAAATGAAGGATTTATGAAAAGTCGCATTCAAGATTCTATTAAAAGAAATATAATATATAAAAATTTTAGATGGAATTATGTAAAACCTAATGAAGATCCAAATTTATCTAATGCTTTACCTACAGTAGATATAAAACATAATAAAACTGGCATAATTTGTAAATTAAATTTTACAAAAACAGAAATTATAAATACATATCCTACAAAAACTATTTTAGCTAAAGAATTACAACACAATATTAGAACAATACGTAGAATAGTAGATAATAATGAATTATGCGGTGAATATTATTATATTTCATATAATAAATGCCCAAAAGAATTAATAGATAATTATAATAAACCAATTAAAAAAAATAATCCATCATATGCCAAACAAATTAAAAGAATTTGTCCAAACACAAATGAAATTACAGTATTTAATTCTTTATCTGAATTAAACACTAAAATGATTATTTCAAATGAAAATATATTAAAAGCAATTAAAAATAAAACAATATATAAAGGATATTTATGGGAATTAAATTAACTATTTAGTAAATATGTCGCACTTATGTCGCACTTACTTTTTACCTTTTACTTTCTTAGCATAAAACAGAAATGATCTTTTACCATCTTTAACTACAGTTTCACCAACCGGTTTAGGTAATCGAACTTTCCCTACTAAGTTTTCATCATATACATAAATTTTACCTAATGCATTTGGTGTTAATTCATAATATAAAGTTTTTCCCTTATATGTAAAAGAACCGTATTTAACAGTAACAACTTGTTCTTGTGCAATTTCTAATCCTTCAATAGTATCATCTAATCCAGGTGTGTATAAATATTCATCCCGATTTTTAGTGCTATAATCCATACAAACTAAATTCTTATTAACTGGATTAAGTTTGTTATCTCTATAATTCAATGCACAATCAAATGCACTTTCCTTCATTAAACGTTGAAAATCATTAATAACATATTTTTTTCTTTCAGCAGTTAAATATAAATATTCATCGCTTGAAACTACCTTATTTACTTTATCAGTAAGAGCCGGGTTAGGATATTTATAAAAATCCTTACGAACATCAATATATGATATTTTACGTGTTAAATTTGGTGTAATTGTTGCCATATAAATAAATACTTCCACATTACGATCTTTAGGAGATAAATTTAAATGTGATTTATTTCTTACTCCACGCCCAATTATCTGTGAAATCAGCACATCTTGCCAGTAGGGATCAAGAATATTAATAAATCGTATCTCTTTTAGGTCTAGTCCTTCGGCACCAGTTTTATTTGTCATTATCATTTTAATTATTTCGCCATAATAATTATTAGGATGTATAGTTTTTAATTTCATAACTAATTTTTCGCAATCTGAACCTAATGTATTCCATTCTGAATTAATTATCTTTCTGTAAATTTCGCGTTCTTCTTTATCTTCATTACCAGTATAAAAAATAAATTTCCATTTATCTTTTTCGTCTTCTCGTTCATCTAATTCCCAAACCTTATTAATTCCATTACCTACTTTTTTAATACGAAATGGCGCCCATTTTCCAGTTTGAATTAATGCATATGAAAAAGAATTTAGTCCAATTAGATTAACAAAAAAACTATATACTAACATTTTACCAATTACTGCCTGTTTTTGAATATTGAGAATCATTGCTAAATATTTAGGTGAATATTTTGCTAAGGATCCATTTTTTATATCAAGATACTTTGCTTTTTCTTTTTCTAATAATTGTGCATATCCTTCTTTAATTTTTTTTTCAATATCTTTTTTCTTCATAGCTTCAGCTTGACTCATTCTGACATCAAAATTATCTAGTTTTTCACCTAATGTTTCGATATATTCCAAATATTCTTCACCATTTCTAGAATCATACGGATTGCCAATTTCTTCAGGGAAAGCAAAAGTGCAGGCTAAACGGCTTTTAATTCGATATGAAGATTGTTCCATTTCTGCATCTTCCGGTTTGTTCTGGCGTTTAGCAAATTTTTCTTTTTCTATTTCTTGATGTCGAAATCGTTCATATGTTCCAAATTGATATTCACTCATTGGTACCTGTACTATATTAATTGGTTTGAGTTGTGGATAATTGCTTTGGTCTTGATATTCATAATAAGATGTTAAGCCTACTATGCGTTTTTTAATTAAATCTATACGTTTAATTTTATTAAGTTCGCGATTATAAAATATTTGTTCGAATATATCTTCATCTTCTGGGAAACATGTTTCCTTTTTCTCTGTAATATTGAATTTATATCCCATTGTTTGGATTATCTTTGTAATATCTTCTTTAAATTTATCAGTATTTATATTTTCTTCTGGTTTATATATTATTCCGCTATTCCCTTTAGTATCAGAACTAGTAATGAAATTATCTGGATTTTTTGTAATTTTAATTTGTTTCTTTGCTTTACTGATTATTATTTGGTCTACATACTTATTTTGTTTAAGATTGTATTGTAATTTACCGTAATCAATACCAGTATCAAAAGTAGATTTAAATTGTATTTCTAGCACTGGCATATATCCTCGTAATATATTATAAATTTTAGTAATTTCAAAAATACGATTTATAATAGGTGTGCCAGATAGAAATATAATTTTAACATTCTGGGCATTCATAAACATATCGTAATATTTTTCTGCATTTTGGCTTTTAGATGCCATCGTATTTCCTAAATTATGAACTTCATCCCAAATTACTACTTTATTATTAATGAATTCCGGATTAAATTTTTTCCATAAACTAGTATTATCAGAATGAACAAATTCAAATCGTTCATCAATCATAGATTCAATTTGCCTATCTAATTTTTCTCTATGAGTCGAACTTAATTCATTAAAATTAGACTTATTTTTTGTATAATCTACTAAGAATACACCACCATTACTCTGTATTACAGATTGTGGAATACCTAATTCTTTAATTAATTGGTGCATTCCCCCTTGCCCTAATTCCCCAGTAGGATTATCTATCTGATTATAATTTTTGAAAACCCAATGATTATGATTTTTAACATAATCCGAACCACACGTCCGAATTTCTTTAATCCAATTGGGTTCTAAATTAGTTTTGCTAAAAATTACTACTTTTTTTTTAGTTAATATGGCTTCTGCTATAGTAATTGCTGTGCAAGTTTTACCTATACCTAAACCATAATATAAAAGTAGCCCACGAACAGGGCTTTCACCTTGTAAATAATCTCTAGATAGACGTTGAATATTGCTGAGTTCAAATTCTTCTGAAATACGTTTTTTATATGCTTTATTTTTTTTAGCATTACCTAGTTCATATTGTCCAAAAGTATTCATTACCCAGTTATAAAAATGCTTTCGATTAGGTAATTCCCAGTAGGTAGGATGAATAATATCTTTATTACTAGAAGGTGTGTATTTATCTAATTCTTGATTTTGTGATGAATATTTTCTAATTGTTTTTTTAGTTATTTTATATGTTTTTTTAGTAGTTAATGTATTATTTAATGTATTATTTTTTTCGTCTTTATGATCTTTTGCATCTTTTTCATCTTTTTTGGTTGCCGTTTTTTTCATAGTTTTTGTTTTAAATAAAGGCATTTTATACAATATTACTTACTTATTTACTTATTTTATTTCTTACTTATTTTCTAAATTTCTTAATTATTATATATTATTATATATTATTATTTTTATTATTATTCCTATTCCTATTCTTATTCTTATTATAATATCTAGATAATAGATAATAGATAATAGATAATAGATAATAGATAATAGATAATAGATAATAGATAATAGATAATAGATAATGAGCAAAACTAAAACTAAGACTAAGACTAAGACTATATCAAAGAATAAAATTACTATTGGAAAAAAATATTTAAAATATTTAAAAACTGGAATCAGTTCTAAACAACAAAAGTCAAATATTTTTTATAGTAAAAATAATGTCAGTGATATAAGTGCTAGTAGTGCTAGTAGTGCTAGTAGTGCTAGTTCTAATAAATTGAATGATCATAATGATGTAATATCAATAAGATTTACTAGTGGGAAATTTTATTCTCAATCAAAAACTGCTTATCATATTAAAAGAAAACCATTAGTTAAAGATAAAATATTAGAATTCATAGATGATTATGGAAATTTATTATTAAAAAATAAAATATTAAAAGGAAGTATGCTAGATAAAGAAATATTTGATCATTCTAACTTAAATTGTATTTGTGAAAATATATTTAAAGAAGAAATAGACGAAAACTGTAAATGTAATAATATAAATCCCTATTTAACACAAGGTAAAAGTGGTGCATCAATACACTCTATTATATGTGATAAAGACAATAATAGAAACGAAAAAAACATTAAATCAGTAGAAACAACTAACCCTATTAAACTAGACTCAACAGAAACAACAACCACAACAGAAACAACAACGCTAGACCAAACAGATAAAACTAACAAACCAATAAAATCTAAAAAACCCAGAAAAACCAGAAAATCTAGAAAACCTAGAAAAACCAGAAAATCTAGAAAAACCAGAAAATCTAGAAAAACTAGAAAACCTAGAACAACAGGCACAATAAGCAAGAAACTAAAAAAAGTAAAAGGTATAAAAAAAGATAAAAAAGATAAAAAAGATAAAAAAGATAAAATAGATAAAATAGATAAAACAAATAAAACTAGCATACCAGAAAAAAATAGCATATCAGAAACACAAGAAATACTAGAAAAACAAGAAATACCAGAAACACAAGAAAAGAATGTTCTTAAAGTATTACCGTTATCTAATTATTATATAAAACTAAGAGCAGAAACGGAAAAATATATTTTTCTAGAATTAGATGGATTTACACTACAAACAGTAATAAATAAATATGTTTATAATGAATTGCCAATGAATACTGTAAAACTTATTAATTCAGGAATATGTAATAAATATACTGGTTTAGCAAAATATTTTAGTAAAAATTATGGTTATAATCTTATGGAAGAAGCAAATTTAGGTTCTGGCAGGATATTTTTAAATAATATTTTAGATAGAAAATTTGATAAAGATTTTAATATATTAAATTCGGATGATAGGTATAAAGTAGTAGTAAATTTTATGTTGCAATGTATATTAATAATTGGTCATTTACATTCATCATCTCTAGAATTTTTTCACGGTGATTATAAACCTGATAATGTTTTTGTTAAAAGAATTCTACAAAATGAATCTTCGCCAAAGTATTTTGAATTTAATATATTTGGTAAAAAAATAAAAGTTAAAAATATGGGTTTTGCAGTATTAATCGCAGATTTTGATAGGTCATCTATTAGTCTTCAAAGTGATAGATATAACAAGCAATATAGAATTATAGCACCAATATTATTCAAACCTTTTTTAACTTCATATGTAAATGATATTATACATAAATATGGCGATATTGATCCAGATAAAAAAAATGGTACAGGCACTAGTGATAATGATGATAATAATAATAATAATGATAATATATATATTAAAAAATTATTTATAAGTAATTTTATACCGCATAGTAAAGATCCAACTATTGTAATACTAAGGTCTGCAGGAATTAAATTATATAGAGATTTTGATTTATATACATTTTTTATAAAATTAATAGATACTGAAAAAATAAGAAAATATATTATTGAACATAAACTAGATAAAACTATTATGGCTTTTATGAGTAATAATTTTTTAAGAGAAATCTTTAATAAATTACCTAAGGCTATTAGTTTAAATGAATCTGCTTTTATTGTTGTAGAAATACTTAATAAATTAAAAGAGCCACTACCACGTGTATTTAGTGATAATTATATTAAAACATTACATTTACTAAATTATAGATTATTTCGTTGAAATATATATATATTCATTTTGGCTTATCCTTTTCCTAAAAGGATATTTTGGCTTATCCTTTTCCTAAAAGGATATTTTGGTTTATCCTTTTCCTAAAAGGATAGCTTATCTTTTTCCTAAAAGGATAGTTTATTAACTTAAAAATAATAAAATAATAACTATCTAGATATGATAAAAACTTAAAAATATAATATAAATATGAATATAAATATGAATATATTACCTAGTTTTAAGAAAAATGACGTTAAATCTTTTAAATTTAATACACAACAATATATTAGTTTAGAAATAGAATATAATAGATATATAATTTATAAAGAATTAATTAAAAATATTGAAAATATATTAAAATTAACTGATGTATCTAATGATTACTCTAATCGTAAAATATATGAAAATAAGAATATAATTGATAGGTTTGTATTGGAATGTATAAATCACGGTGTTTCACCTACATTAAATACTATGGATACTGTGAATAATATAGATGCTGTGAATACTATGGATATGAATTCTGTAAATAATATGGATATAGATAATTCACTAATTAATGTGGTTGGAAATGATAATTGTAATGATAATGATTATATGAAAGAATTAAGTAATAATTTATTTTTTAATAAATGTCTAAATACTGTTGAAGAATTAAGGAAATGTATTTTTTTTAAAAAGATGATAATTGAATATATTGAAAAAAAAATTAAAATAACTCCAGATAAAGTTTTAAAAATAGAGAAAAGCATTATTGATTCTCATAGTAAATTCATAAATATAAATAAATTACTTATAATAAATCAAAAAAAGAATAATGTATTTCAAGATATATCTTGTAGTATATATTTAATAGAAAATGATATGTATTTGATTAAATATAGA